AATCAGAACCAGAATCAGAACCAGAATCAGAATCAGAATCAGAACCAGAACCAGAACCAGAACCAGAATAATATGGTGCTTGATGCTATCAATAAATTGACAGCCACTATTCAGGCATCAAATATTCAGAATACCGGAAATGGTGGGGTAAATTCACCAAGAACAGAAAAAGACATTATCAATGATATGATGAAGATCATGAATTAGAAAGGAAGTGTATTAAATTGGCTGTAAATAGTTTAACTCCACAGGATGCCTATACTCTTATCAATTCCATTGCGAAACAGGCTACAGGTCGTTCTGACCTTGTAGCGACTGATACAAGCTCTTTTGTTTCCGTTGGGGGAACACTGTTACGTACAGGAGTAGAAAACACACTGAAAACTATGTCTACAGTATTTGCGGAAACGTATTTTGCAAACGAGTCTTATACTGGTAAATTAAGGACAGTTGAACAGACAAATGTTCGTTGGGGTGCTATCGTCAGAGAGATTACTTCCCTGTCAATGGGTGCAGAACAGTCTGATGATTGGAACACAGAGCAGAATCCAAGCACTTTGGATGATGGCAAGTCTATTGACATGTATAAGATTCACAAGCCGAAAGTGCTTGAACTCAAGTTCTACGGAACAAAGTTGTTACAGAGATCAATCACAAGATTCCGTGACCAGCTGGCACTTGCTTTTTCTAGTGAGGATGAATTTCTCAGATTTTACGAAGCTGTTATGATTGAGTTTCGTAATGATATTGAGATGGATCGTGAGAGTGAACGTCGTGCAACCATGCTTAACTATATGGCAGGCTTATCATCTCTTGGTATGGAAGTTGACCTTGCACATGAGTTTAACACAGATAATGGAACACAGTACACAAGAAACCAGTTACTTTCCGAGCACCGTGATAAGTTTATGCCGTTCGTTGTTGCTCGAATCAAACTTGATTCTGAAAAGATGACAGAGAGATCAACTAAGTACAGATTTACTATCACAGGCTTTGAAGACCTTTTGAGATTCACACGGAAAGAAAATCAGCGACTTATGATGCTGTCAAGTTTCTGGATCGACTCTGAAACACAGACGTTACCGTATGTGTTTGATGATAAAAATTTACAGATCGAGAACAAAGAACTTGTAAACTGGTGGCAGTCAGCTGATAATGAATCAGCTATCCAGATTACTCCGTCCATCATTGGAGCAGATGGACATGCAAAACAGGCAGAAACAGAGGTCAACTTACCTTATGTTCTGGGAGTGCTGTATGACCGTCGTGCTATGGGGGTCAACTGGCAGTTTGATTACAGTTCGACAACCCCATTCAACAGCCGAGGGGGGTACTATAACATGTTTGTACATTCCAGAAAAAACTACTGGAACAACTTCACACATAACGGAATCCTGTATGTGATCGGGGAGGGGGTATAAATATGTTAGCAGCAAATGTAAAAGTACCTGCTGGGGGATCTATCATTGTAACCCTTCCATTTAATTCTATTGGCGTAAGGAGATTAATAATGAATGTGGTAGCAACAGGGTTTGTCTTGTTTTATAATAATATTCCACTATTAACTACAGGTGTATACAATTCATTATATGAATTAAAGTTTGAGTCATATTATGGATATCCAGATGCTTCTCATTTTAAACTTGTAAATAACACAAAAGATGATTCATATGTCAAAATATTAATTGACACAGTACCAGATTCGCCTATTAATGATAATTATTTTGAGGTAAAGACAATATGATGGATACATTCTTAACCATTTTAGGCAACTATGCTTTTCCGATCGTATGTTGCTGTGCTATGGCATACTTTGTGAAATATATGTACGACCAGACCAACGCACGAGTTGATAAACTCAACGAGGAACACAAAAACGAAGTTGACAACTTATCAAATGTGATTAAAAATAACACAGTTGCCATTGAAAAAATGAACTCGTTAATCGAACACTTAGGAAAATGAGGTGTAACACATGACAGCGAACGAACTTGTACAAAATGCTACTGATTTACTCGGAGTGAAATATGTGTGGGGTGGCAACACTCCGCAGTCTGGACTCGACTGTTCTGGATTGCTTTACTGGATCCAGAAAAAAGCGGGTTCAGAGGTTGGAGATATGACAGCTTCCGGTTATTCTAAGCTTGGAACAATGATTCCAATTGGACAGCAAAAAGTAGGTGATTTTCTCTTTTTTGGCTATCCAGTCACTCACTGTGCTGTTTTTATTGGAAATGGCTACATGATCGAGAGTAGAGGCAGTAGAAAAAACACTGCTTCCAATCCTGGCATTGGAGTAGTCAAAAGCCTTGTAACTCGCAGATCTGACTTATTTTGCATCCGCAGGGTATGGGATGAAAATAATGAATCATTGACCTATTTGATTGGAAAAACTTATACGACCAGAGTGGATCATTTACATGTACGCTATAGTGTATGGGGTCAGATCAAAGAGTATGCACAGTTAACACGGGATGGCATGAAACATGCTTATTCTGACGGATGCTTGAAAAAAGGAACCACAGTCACGGTAAAGGAAATCAAAAAGGATGAGACTGGAGCAACATGGGTTAGGATTCCATCTGGTTGGATCTGTGCCATTACTTCAAAAGGAGATATATACCTATCATGACAGAAATAGTTTTGTATCATTTTTCAAAAAGAAAAAATTCTACAAAGCGTCCTACAGGGCAGGGGACAGAAGTTCCCTGCCTTTTAAAATCTGCAACTACATTTCAAAATCCTACATTTATTTTACAAAGACCAATGAATGAGATGTTACAATTTAACTATGCAAAGTGGGCAGATCATTATTATTTTGTTGATTCAACTACTTCAATCAATGCGGGACAAACTGAAATTATTTGTACTGAGGATGTTTTGTCAACTTATAAAAACGAAATAGGCGAATATACATGTTTTATTGAACGCTCAAATCATCAAGATCCTTTGCTTGATGATCCTCTTTATTTACCCACTGAGGACTGGCAGAAGCAGGACACAATAGTGGCACAGCCAGTTAACGTATTTGTTAATGGATACGCAGGAAACTATATCATGCGTATCGTAGGAGCGGCAGGAGTTGAAACCTATTATATTACGGAGAAACAGTTAGGTTTACTTGTTAGGTTCATGTATACAGCTGATAACTTTCAAGAGTTGATTGATAACGCAACTACAAAGTTTCTTTTCGATCCTGCAAAATACATTATTGATTTAAAATGGCTACCGTTTCGGTCAAGTAATTTTATTGCAATAATGAATGATGTGAATCTGGGATACTGGGATTCCGGAATTCAGGCTTTATTAATTGGTGGTGCTTCAAGTAGTCCGGTGGTTCATTTTTCCTACAATCTCGAACTGAGTAATCCACTTTATTCTAATACAGATTTCCGATTTTATAACGGTAATTTCAGTCGCTATTATGCACAGCTTCCTTGTATTGGAGTAATCCCGGTTGACATAACAAAGACCAATAATGGTCAGTTAGTAGCAGACTACTATTTTGATGCTTATTCCGGAATTTCTGATGTTTGGGTAAAATCTGGAAGTTCTGTAATTGGGCATTATCAATGTCAGATGACGGTTCCGGTAAACATAGCAGGTGCAAATGTAAACATTGGTGATGCATTGATCGGTGGTTTATCCACCGTCTCATCTGCTATGACAGGAAATGCACTTGGAGTATCTTCCGGAGTGCTTAATACTGCACATTCCATTTTATCACCAGAAGTCACAAGTATTGGTGCAGTTGGATCAGTGGGGGGGATCCTCAATAATCTTGATGCATCCGTAATCTGCTATACAAGAATGAGCACGGAGCCGAACGGTGCAAGTGAGGGATATGCAGACGGAAAAACACGCAAGATTTCAACATGTTCTGGATTTCTAAAATGCCGGAATGCATCTATTGAAATCAGCGGATTTACCGGAGATCAAGAAACAGTGAATAACTACTTAAATAGTGGTTTTTATTATGAATAATGTTTCACGTGAAAACATAGAAAGAGGTGAAAATATGTGGGTTCCAATTGGATTTGATAAAATCAATATCATTTCAAATTACTTCCAACCGTCGGGAATCAAGGCAGACAGTCTATATACTGACACGTTTGACCGTATGCTGTATGAGAGAGTTTGTTCTATTTTCGATATAACATACAATGCAAAATTTGACATTGACTATTTTAAGTTTTGCCTGCTTGGTGGGGGATTTATTGCGATCACATATACTCCTGCATATGGACTGATCGCTCAGTATCCTACAATCAGTGGATATGATATGTATTGCAAACCAACGCGTGCAAGCATTAACACATATGCTACCAATGCAAACATAAGCTTACAGGATTTAAAGATTGGTATAGATTGTAGTGTGATCTATTTACGTCCGTCAAGATGCGGGATATTTGACATTATCGGTTATTATAGTTATAAGCTGGCTCTGGTAGCTTCTGCTTTTGACATGAACGTATTCAACAGCAAGTTAGCTTTTATGATGGCCGCCAAAAACAAAAGTGCTGCAAAAACACTGGAAAAAATCTATGACCAAGTGCAGGAGGGTAACCCCGCAGTTGCGTATGATGCTTCAATAAAAGAAAATGAGAATGCAAACATGAGGGGGAAAAGTTCAGAACCTTTTGAGTATTTCAATAAAGATTTGAAAAACAACTTTATTTCAAAAGAATTAATTGAGGTATTCGAGAAACTTCTTGACCAGTTTGACACAGAAGTTGGGATCCCGTCTGTCGGTTCTGATAAAAAAGAGCGTTTAAATGTTATGGAAACTGAAAAAAACGATATAGAATCTGTGACACGACTTACTACATGGCTAGAAACAATGCAGACAGGGGTTGACATGGCAAACAGTCTTTATCCCAGTTTAAATCTGAACATAAAGATCAGAGACTATAAAAAGGCAGGTGTAACAAATGGGGATGTATAGAATTACAATAGCCGGACTTTATGAATATGACCAGACCTTATTTGATAACATGACTTTTCCGGCAGAAGCTGACAAACAGAACTTTATTGACAGTTTACTTTTAAGCTATGGGGATTGTGAGCCACTCTATCCGGATTGTGATTTTATGAAACACTCAGCTATTCCGGCATGGTCAAAAAAATGGCAGGATTCCATTGAACGGGTTTTTCTTGCATTAAAGAAAGACTATAACCCAATCGAAAACTATGACAGGCAGGAGACTTGGACAGATTCGCCAGATATTGAACGAAACACTGTAACAGGTGGTAAAGACAAAAACATCTTACAGGCAGGCAGAGGATCCGTTACGTCAAACACAGGAGCCGACACAATGGAAGAAAAAGTAAGTGCTTTTGATTCAAGTACTTATCAGCCGTCAAAGGAAGATACAACAACTTACGGAAATAGTACAAAAATGGAAACTTCCGGGCAGGATGTGAACAACATTGAATATGGGCGAACTGAAAAAAACACGGAAAAAGGGGTTACAACTCACACTGGACAGATTCACGGAAACATAGGCGTGACTACATCACAACAAATGCTAGAATCGGAACTCCAACTGAGAAAGCAATCATTTATAGATTACTGCACAGGATTATTTGCAAGTGACTTACTGATTCTTGTTTATTAAGAAAGGAGAGAAAAATGATTAATACGTACCCTCACAGCTCCATGCATGACATGAACTTAGACTACCTCTTAAAAGTGGCAAAGCAGGCAGGAGAGGATCACAAAGAATGGTCAGACATAAAAGGGACTGCAAAAAAACAGATTGATGATGCAATTAAAGATTCACTAGAATCTGGAGAGATTGGAAAAGTAGTTGATGATGCAACGAAAAAAATCTTGACGGATGAAATTGAACCATTAAAAAGCACAGTAACCGAACAAGGCAAACTGATTTCTAATCTCGAAAAAAGAGACGGTTTATTTGATTTAAGCGGTAAAACTATCATTATCGGAGACAGCTATACAGTAGGCTATACTCCGGATGGAAACATTACTCCATGGACAGAACACTTTTTGTATTACTGTTCTATTGATAATGCAACTATCAAAAGCAATGGCGGGGCTTCTTTTTCAACGTCTAACAACTCATTTCTTATGCTTTTGAATCAGATTGATGCTGATCCATCTGTAAAGCAGATCTTAGTAGTTGGTGGATATAACGAGTTCGGTTCTTATTCAGAAATTGAAAATGCGATCAACGCTTTCTATGGTGTAGCACAAACACGTTTTCCGAACGCTAAAATTTTTGTAGCAATGGTTGCATGGTCAGCGGACAGCACACAATGGAACAGGTTCAAAATTGCAAAGAGTGTGTATAACACACAGCGGAAAAATTGGATATATCTTAATGGAAGCGAATATATTTTACACGCTGACGGATTCATGGGATCGGACGGTTTTCATCCAAACACGACCGGACAGGAACGACTTGCTACCTACCTTGCGGAAGCAGTAAAAACCGGATCTTGTCATCCATCCTTTTATGATGTAACCGCTAACTTTGAAGCAGGAGATTTTACAGCAACTCTGGGGAGTAGATGGACGTTCGTTACAAACTACAGCGAAAATACTAGTAATATCATCTGGGGTGATTATGTTTGTCTTCCAAACAGCGGTGAACTTGTTTGTAATGGCACAGAATACTATCTCGGACGTATTTATTCTACCAGTTTTATTGGTGATGGAAACGGTTATACTTGCTATCCTACGACTGTGATCGTAAAATCTGGATCTGATTTTTATCACATTCCGGCACAGTTGAATTTCCGAGCTAGACAGATTTATCTTGCTTTGTATGACATTAGTGATGACAAACATAACTACAGAACTTTGACAACCGTAACACAGGTACAGATTCACAGAGGATCAATTACTATGTAATGTTTCATGTGAAAACAAAAAATAAAGGGATGCAAAAAACTTGCATCCCTTTTTAACTATATAAAACATCTTTTGTCTCAAACGGCAACGGCAATCCTGTTTCCTTATCATACGGGATGGTATTATCTAATTCATACTCCGTATCGGATAATCTGATAGCACAACCGTACTCTATTTCACAACCATCAACAGTTATCTTGTTAATTCCTTTGCTATAGAGGTATTTCGTTTTAAGCTTCCAACTTGGGTCTTTTTTCCAGTCGTTCGCACGGCGGTAGTTTCTTCGATAAGTGAGACTATTTCTGTATATAAATCCTTTTTCAAAGTTATTTATATTGTCAGCAAGACAGTAAACTCCGTCTTTTGGAACTCCTGCAACGGTCTGTTTTAGTTTTCCTTTTTCACGGTAACAGTAACGCTTGCTACCCATAGTTTTAAATTCGCTATAAATACCGTCAAACTCAGCAATTCCTAGCGTGTGTGATTCTCCATTAAAGAGTACCGTTCCCAGTCCTCGTTGCTCTGATTTTTTCATGATTTTTTCGTTATACTCAGCAAGTTTTTTCCTATCCCAGTTTGTACCTTTAACGGAATCAGTGTCAGAATAAAACCATTTTTTGCAACACTTCCCAAGCTCAAATAACTCTGCCTGTGCATAGGCTGTAATCCATACTCCCCATTGATAAGGTAGAAAAGAATTTCTACTTTTGTAATACTTTTGTAACTTTTCCTCATATTCAGATTCAGTTAAAACATCAGTCCATAACCCAGTTTCATAATCTTCTTCAAACATGGACTGAATCATCTTTTGAACCATCATGCCATAGATGCCGTTAAGTTCCCCTTTTGAAATCATATAAAGCACCGGATCTGCATGTTTCAATGTGTTCTTGTGTTCGAAAAGTTCTATCACATACTTAATAATCCAATCTGGCAAGTAGTCTTTCTTTGCACGTATGACGTTTGAAACGTCTGCCCATTCAAAGTCATAGGCTTCAAATATGACCTGTAAATCCGGATCCGTAAACGGATAGATTACAAGATCCGCATTAACGATTTTACCATTATCAAGATTCAACTCCATAGCTTTCTTTTTACTTATCTTATCTGCATCTGGAAACGTGCAAACTTTTGCTTTGTGAAAAGCAAGCGGTGGCATAGGATGATCTTTTTTCAAGCGTAGCTTTTTCAAGCGTATATATCCTGCAAAAGCATAATTTTCTTTTAGTTCCATGATATCCTGCAACGATAACTTTGTAGGAACAAAGTTTGTCATTGGAAACTTTTCATACACGATTCTAGCAGGATAAGAGCTTATAAAATCGTAGCACTCCACAGGTTCCGTAATTAATTGATTGACATAGTACCGGTTCGCATGAGTATAGCCACCGTGATAGCAGGCTGTGAGCAACTCGTACTGAGCTAAACTAAGTTGCATTGACATAAATTTATTATGCCATTTCTTGTCTTTTCGTGATCTTGCCCTTGCTTGATTGCGGATAAAACCAGTATTAGTCAATGGTGCAGTAGCAACAGTTACGTTTCTTTGAGATAAATAGAGCCGTAAAGCTTTACACAGGCAAATAGTATCAACACAGACATAAGCTAATTCCTTTACAGTACGCCCAGATTCAGGGGTTCTTTTCTTTTTATAATCCCACGTACCAGTAGCTTTCTCAAGCGTCCCCATGTCCTTACAGAGACGTTCAAGAGTACGTTGTGTAAGGATAGCACTATCACGGATTTCAATACCGAAAGATTGCCATTGCATAAATACGTACCTGTGAGTTTTAACAGCTAATTTTCTATCCGGAACACCAAACTTCTCTAATAGATGATTCCGCAAAAACATATAGTCATATGATAAATTATGTATATAAAATCGCACTGTATGTTCTTTATCAGCATGAAGCGTGTCACAGATCCGGTCAATCGTATTGATAAGATCACGTACATGATTACCATACAAACAGCTATCATTTTCTATCGTTATAGTCCAATCAGTTATCCATCCAATATCTTCTTTCTCAGACACATATGTTTCCGTGTCTATAGTTATGATTTTTTCATAAAAAGACTGATAGTGTCCTGCATTACTTTTACGTATGAAATTGCCGTCAAAAAGACGCATATAATCGTAGTCTTTATATGATAGCACTGGATATCCTGCTAAAAACATTTTTTTACCCCTTGTATTTATATTTTAATGCTTCTGCTTCTCCAGAAAATCCAAGTTCTTTTGCTACGTCATCCGCTCTATCTATTTCCGTGCGGTCTCTGAACTCTTCTAATTTGCTGATTATTTCATTCATTGTATCACCATCACGCAAGGCTTTACCAACAAATTCTACAGCCTGCTCAGAAGAATATAAAAGACTTATAAGTTCAAAAGCATAAGACTGAAAAAAAGCACTCATTTCACTTGTATCTTTAAACTCAAGACCATATTCAGACAGCTTCTCACGTCTCTTTTTTATGATTGACTTCCAACCTGGCACTGTAGAACTTTTTTCTTTTAATACATTCTGCATCATTTGCACCTGCTTACGCATGGAAGATATCTGCATATAAAAGACGTTCCGATCGCTGTAATCCAACTTTATTTTTTCCCTTATTCTTTTATTATAGCCAAACTTTTTAATAATTGCATTGTAATCTGCGTAAGCACCACCGGATTCAGAAGTGAATCCTGCCCTCTCTAAACGAACCATACGCTGATTTAGACGTTTAGCCAGACTTGTATAAAGTCTGGCTAATTCTTTTTCATTGAGTTTATATGGGTTTATATCCTGCCCCTTTGTTGTGATTCTTTCTGTTCCCTTTAAAGCCATTTTCTAGTCCTTTCTGAATCTTGGTGCAATCCAATCATCACACTGCTCAAAAGTTCCGTCCGGATAAACTTCAATGCCTTTCACCCATTTAAGAAACATTGTAGGACGTTTATAGCCGGACACTTTGAACTCACTCCAGAGACCGTTGTAATCCATAAACTCTGTGACTGCATCTGCTTTTTTCTTTGCGTAGTAGTTATAAATTGCATTAAACTGTGATTTACTTGTTTTCATATTAACACACCCTCTCTTATTTCACTCTGTAATTTGATTATATAATGCTTAGCCATGTGAGTATTATTTGATTCAAAATAGTTATAAAGAAAGAAAGAAACACCTCTATACTTAAAAGTAAAAGCAGTGTTTGCAAAATATTTATTTACACACCTAGCATTATAAACACAACTAACATCAGTGATATAGCTTTTATAAAAAACAAAAGGTGCATTAATTGAATTAGTAGCACATAGTGCTATATATTTCTTTACTTTATCCATAGTATTAAACTCTGTAACTTTCTTACTGTCACAATTTGACAATTGCAACTCATATACAGACAAATTAGTATCATTATAAATATAGTATAAATCATCTTGTGAACAGTTCAAAACTGTTTCACTATCAACAATTGCTCTTATTTTTTGCTTTACTATGATACCGTTTTCTTTTACATCTTTTGTAACTATAAATATTCTCATTTTACTCTCCTGACTTAATAACACTATTAATTGTTACGAGCTAATATTACCAGTTTTACATATAAAAGTCAACGGTTTTATAACAAAGTATTAAAGTCAGACAGATTAATAAATTGTCTGACAAGTTGGGGAATTTGCATGAATTGTCAGAACTACCTGTCATGCCTA